ACCTCCGTGAACGGCATCCCTTCCTCCTGCGAGAAACGATGCCAAAAGTGTCAACCATGTCCCCGGACGGGTGTGAACTTTGTATCCGGTCTGTACAAAGGGGAGGAGTGTGCCTGGCAACACACACTCCTCCCACCGGCGATTGGCAGGGCCATTGCCAAGGCTCCGTTTCCAAACCCCGCCGATGACCAAAACCGATGTGCTGGAGACCCACGATGACTGAAACCGCACCGATCGAACCAATCACGAAATCAGGGGAAAACCTTCTCGTGGTCCTCGCCCTTGATCTCGGAACCCGATCCGGATGGGCATTTCGTGGGCGCGACGGGCAGATCGCCAGTGGCACGGTCGAGTTCAAAAATGACCGCTGGCAGGGCGGCGGCATGCGCTTCCTGCGCTTCAAACGCTGGCTCACCGAGATCAAACAGGCAGCCGGCGCCTTGGATGCTGTGTTCATCGAGGAAGTCCGCCGTCATGCCGGCGTCGATGCGGCCCATGCCTATGGCGGCTTCCTCGCCCACATCACCGCCTGGTGCGAGCATCACGCCATACCCTACGAGGCCGTGCCGGTGGGAACCATAAAGCGGCACGTTACCGGCAAGGGTAATGCGAGCAAGGAGGCCGTGATTGCCGCGGTTCGGGAGCTCGGCTTCGACCCCGTGGATGACAACGAGGCCGATGCGCTGGCCATCTTGGATTGGGCGCTGGTCAACCGGATCGGGAGTGCGGGTCAATGAACGGGGAGGTGATGCTGAAGCAGGCGGCCGCCGTCGTCGCCAATCGTCGCGAAAGCTACGGCGACCCTGCCGCATCCATGACGGCCATCGCCAGGCGTTGGTCGATCACCCTCGGTCAACCGATCACGCCGGCACAGGTGGCCCTTTGCCTGATCGATCTGAAGCTCGCCCGCCTGGCCTTCGATCCCAACCATCTCGACAGCATGATCGACATCGCCGGCTACGCCGCCGTGCTTCGGGAGGTGCAGTCATGACCAGCGACAAATGGACACCCAGCATCGTCGAGGAACGTATGGCCGAGGCTGCGTCTGTGCTTAAGCGTTTGCCCGAGCCCCGAGTGCAGGGCTACTTCAACATGTGGCCGGAGATCATCCACAGCTTTGGTGACAAGGTGGGGCAGGAATCGAAGCCGATGCGGATCCTTCCGTCCCCACAGGCCATCAGCCGGATGGAAGAGACGCTCACTTGGACCGTCGGCCTCGAGCCCATCGACGGTAAGATCGTCTGGATGCGGGCCTTCGGCGAGAGATGGAAAACGATCTGCTGGACGGTCGGTCTTGAGCGCTCAGCGGCGCATCAGCACTGGCTTTACGGGTTGTGCTTGATCTCGCTCCGCCTCAACCGGCGTCGGTTCAACCGAAACCTGTCGAAGTGGAAAGTGATCGCGCTGGCTCAAGCGGCGCAGCGGTGAGTGGCCGCGGGTAAGGTGTGCCGCGGACACTTTTCTCCGAGACGAAAGTCCCTGAAACAGCCTAGTTTTGAACCACCCTCGGGGGAGGCGCGCGCGTCGCGGTTCTTATCCCACGCCACCGAAAGATCACGGGTCCTTCCTGGCGCCAATCGTATGCGGGCGGGCGTGGCGCGATAGATCGCTAGCGACAGGCCGGATTCTTTGGGAAGCCACCAGGAGTCCAGTCCCGCGCGCCTGGTCCCCGAAACCCCGACGAACTAAAGACTTCCGCACCGGCGCCATTGGTTGCCGCTGGACCCCACACGGAGTCCACCGCGGTATCCGGACATCCACCCGACTATCCATCTTCGGATACCCATGACCCTCAGCTTCGCTCCCGAAGCGATCGAGACCTGGCCGCTCGACCGCTTGCGCCCCTATGCGCGCAACGCCAAGACACACGGTCCGGACCAGGTGGCGAAGATCGCCGCCAGCATGGCGGAGTTCGGCTGGACCGTGCCAGTGCTGGTCTCGAGCGATGGTGAGGTGATTGCCGGCCACGGTCGCATCCTGGCGGCGACACAACTCGGACTGTCGGATGCGCCGGTGATCGTGCTCGATCACCTGGGCGAAGCGCAGCGACGGGCTTACCGCATCGCCGACAACAAACTGACCGAGCTCGGGGAGTGGAACGACGCGTTCCTCTCGGAAGAGCTGAAGGGCTTAGCCGAGGACGAGTTCGATCTCTCGCTGATTGGCTTCGGTGAGGCGGAGCTGAGTGCGCTGCTTGATGGAATCGAAGAGGACGACTCTGCCGCCCGAGAGGGCGAGGACGAGATCCCCGACGCCCCGGAGGATCCCGTCGCCCGACCGGGCGATCTCTGGATCCTGGGCAATCATCGACTGCTCTGTGGCGACGCGACGGTGGCGACCGATGTCGAGCGGTTGCTCGGGACTGTGAAGCCGCTGTTGATGGTGACGGATCCGCCCTATGGCGTGGACTACGATCCGGCCTGGCGGAACAAGGCAGGCGCTGCCGCCACCAAACGCACCGGCAAGGTGCTGAACGATGATCGCGCCGACTGGCGTGAGGCCTGGACGCTGTTCCCGGGCGACGTCGCCTATGTCTGGCACGGTGCGCTACATGCGGCAGTCGTCGCCGAGAGTCTCGAAGCCGCGGGTTTCAACGTTCGATCCCAGATCATCTGGGCCAAGGATCGCCTGGTTCTGAGCCGCGGCGATTACCACTGGCAACACGAGCCCTGCTGGTATGCCGTCAAGAAGACCGGTAAGGGACATTGGGCCGGCGATCGCCAGCAGACGACGCTCTGGCAGATTGCGCATCGCGATCAGGACGTCGAGACGGTGCATGGCACGCAGAAGCCGGTCGAATGTATGCGACGCCCGATCCTGAACAACTCGAGCCCAGGCCAGGCTGTCTACGAGCCTTTCATGGGCTCGGGCACAACGCTGATCGCGGCCGAGACTACTGGCCGCGTCTGTCTCGGGATCGAGTTGAACCCGGCCTATGTCGATGTCGCCGTCGATCGCTGGCAGCAGTTCACCGGCGAGCCTGCAGTGCTCGATGGCGAGGATCGGACGTTCGACGATCTGCGAGGGACCCGGCCAACGGCATGAAGCAAACTCGCATGATGTCGCTGGTCGAGGCGGTGACGAATGTCATCGTCGGCTATGGTGTCGCCGTCATGGCGCAGATCGTGGTGTTTCCCTTCTTCGGGCTGCACGCAACTCTGGCCGACAATCTGCTGATCGGCGCCATCTTTACCGCGGCATCCATCGTACGCAGCTACTTGTTGCGCCGCGGTTTCGAGGCGATCCGAACTCGGAGCTTGATCCCGGAGTCCGAGAATGCGATCAAGGAGGGATGAAACCTCGCGTTAACCATTTCTTGTCATGACTTGGTTAAAGGTCGACAAGAACAGGGGAAGTATCTGTGGGCACTATTCTTACAATTGGCTATGAAGGTTCGACAATCGAATATTTCGTCGCGACCCTGAAGTTGGTCGATGTCCAAGTACTTATCGATATTCGAGATGTTCCTGTGTCGCGAAAGCGTGGTTTTTCTAAGAAAGCGCTATCCGCGACGCTAGAGGGCGCCGGTGTCGGTTACGTACATCTTCGTGACCTCGGCGACCCGAAACCAGGTCGGGACGCCGCGAGGCGTGGCGATATGCAGACCTTCGAGCGCATTTTCCGTGCACACCTGGAAGGCAGAGCGGCGCAGGAAGCGCTGGAGCAAGCAGTCGATATAACCTCAGGCGTGCGTGCCTGTCTGCTATGCTTTGAGCGTGATCATTCCGGCTGCCACCGCGCTATCGTGGCGGAGGAGATGGCGGATCGAGAAGCATTTCAGATTCGTCATTTAGGTGTACGGCACGGACTTGCCGAGGAGGCAGGCTACGGCGACTTCGAAAATGGACGCGCTTACGCGTTCGGGTGAAACAGAAGCTATCGTAATCATCAAGGCCGCGCCTCAGGTTGGGCAGAGGCACGGCGAGACCGTTTGTTGCGCCGGCATCGACCTACAAGGCCATTGGCTCCGCCTCTATCCGATCTCCTTCCGTACGCTTGATCAGGCACAGAAGTTTGGCCGGTGGGATCGCGTCAGGTTCAAATGGCGTCGTCCCAACGACGATCGCCGTATTGAAAGCCGACGTGTCGATCAGGATAGCCTGGAAATAGTCGGCACCCTCAAGAAGGCCGAAAGAGAGTGCTTCCTAGAGAACTCGATTGTGACGAGCCTCGACAAGGAGCGAGAAGAGGGAAGAAGCCTCGCCTTGCTCAAGGCGGAAATCCTCGGTTTCAAGGCCGAGGAAAAAAGTGCAGAGGAAATTCAAAAAGAAACGGCGAAGTTTGACGCGCTGAGGGCTCAGCCAGACCTGTTCAACACCAAGCCGATCATTCCCTACAAGCCATGTCCCTATCGTTTCAAGTACCGGTACCGCACCGACGATGGCGAGAGGGAGGGTACCTGTCAGGATTGGGAGATCGAAGCGACCTACTACCGTTGGGCCAAAGAATATGGCCAGGACCATGCACTGTCTGAGGTCACAAGAGTCTTCGGCGAGGAGTGCCCCTCGAAGGGTATGCTCCTCGCCATGGGTACTCACTCCCTGTACACGGACACATGGTTGACTAATGGTAAGCGTCCGGCCTTCCCCACCTTGATGGGTCGCGATCAATTGAGGCAGCACTTTTTGAACTTCTTGCCCGATCCGCAGGGACAGGGGTCGTTGC